GTTAATGCGGTCAACTCGCGTCTGATGTCTGCCAGCGGCATTGTCAGGCTGTGCGTAGATAAGGACAGATGCCCGAATCTCGTCACTGATTTTGAAGGTACGCGTATTTTAGAGGGGTCGGCGGATGGGTCCATCGACAAACGCTCTGATCCGATGCTGACTCACTTAACTGACGCTCTGGGATACTATGTTGTCGAGAAATTCCCCATCCAATCTTTGGAAAGTCGCAGCGTCGAGCTGTTGTGGTAAAAAATTATGTTCTTTGGAGAAATTTCATTTTATGCGGGGGACAGTACGATACTCAAGGATAATGCTACTGTAAGCGACTTGATCGACGTCTTGCGTACATTTCCTGCTGATCTTCCAGTGAGTGCGGCTTTTCGCTGTTTACTGGATGCGGCGAATAATATCGTCTGTCTAGAGGATGAGAAAGTTAACGCCTTACTGGACATTATGTTGGAATGTCCATCCTGTAGGTTATTCTTCCAAACGGACGAACCTACAGTAAATTAATGCAAAAAGTGCCTGTACAGGCTGAAAAAATCGCTTGTACAAGCCAAAAACGGCTAGTACAAGCCAGAAAATTGCCTGTACAGGCCAAAATTTGAGGATTTTATGGCATATTTGGTGGACGAACTCACGGGTGAAACGGTAGTTGAGGAAAGAATCGCCTCGTACGAGCCTCTGTTACGCGGAGAAAGTCAAGAGACGTCCGACGGTGTGGAAATTCCGCGTCAGGAGTACATCAAACACCAGCGGCGACTCGAACTTCCCAATACTCTCTTAGGTGGCACGCACGCCATGAAAAAGGCCGGTCAAAAGTATCTGCCTAAAGAACCTAAAGAGAGCAACGACAACTACCAGAACAGACTTAAACGTTCCTATCTATTTAACGCCTTTGGACGTACGATCTCATACTTGGGCGGCCAAGTATTCGCTCAGCCCGTAAAACTGCTGGACGACGTGCCAACCGAGCTAAAAACTGGCAGTACAGAGGGGTACGAGGAGGATATCGACCTCAAAGGCAATAATTTGGATGGGTTTTTGAAGCCTGTTTTTCAGGCAGGTATCACTGACGGCTGTACCTGTGTGCTGGTAGACTTTCCGAGTATCTCTGTTACAGGAGATGTATCCCTAGCTGATGTTAAGCAGACAGGAACTCGGCCGTACTGGGTTCACATTCAGACGTCTGCCATCATCGGGTGGAGGACTAAACGTGTAGACGGAAAGGAAGTATTTACCCAGGTACGAATCAAGGAAGTTGAAGAAGTCGATGACGGAGATTTTGGAGTTGAGTACGTCAATCGAATCCGTGTTTTGGAGCCGGGTAGGTGGCGTCTGTACGAAGAGCAGGAGAGGAAGGGCGAAGTAGACTGGTATCTGATCGGAGAGGGTTCTACGTCGTTAGATGTAGTGCCACTAGCTGTATTCATGCCCGGTGAACGGTTGTCTGCCCTTACTGCCGAGCCTCCATTGGAAGACTTAGCCTATATGAACTTAGCTCACTGGCAGTCAACCAGTGATCAGATGAATATCTTACACTTCACACGTCTCCCAATCTTGTTCGGGAAGGAGCTTGTCGAGCCAGAAAAGCTCGACCAGATCGAAATAGGACCCAACAGATTGATTCATTCGGATAGTCCAGAAGGAGACCTCAAGTATGTTGAACATACAGGGGGCGCTATAGGCGCAGGCCACACTCACCTAGTCGACCTAGAAACCAAAATGGCGATGTGGGGGCTTCAGCTTTTGATGCCCAAAACTGGCACAATAACTGCTACGGAAAAAGCGTTGGCTTCAGGTGAGAGTGATAGTACTCTTAAGTCTTGGGCGCTGCTCTTCGTTGACTTCATCGAACTGTGTCTGAAGTATACTGCTATGTATCTCGATAAAGATGACGGCGGGAGCGTTGAGGTTAATACTCAGTTCCGCTGGATGCAGACTCTTGACGCTGAGGTGCTACTGCGAGGTGCCCAATTTGGTGTGCTGCCGAAACGGCTAGTCTTTGAGGAGTTGCAGAGACGGGCTATTGTCAGCGACCAGTATACCTATGCTGACTTGGAGCGTATGTTCGACGAGGAGAATCCGCAAGACGAATTCACGCAAAACAGTATGGGTAATGTTATACAGGATCAATCCAAGCCTGTAGCTATTGACACAGAACGATCACAGACAGGTACAACAACTCCGTTTGGCTTTAAACGTGGTACTGGACGTAGTGGGAGGTAACTTAACGTGTGTGACGCTGTAATCGCCTTTGAGAATCTACTCAAAGACGTATTTCCAGAGTTTGACTCTGCGTTTCATAAAGAAGTAGCTCTACGTTTGGCAAATTTCGCCTATGTGTGGGATAAGTATTACGAGTCAGATATGACTCGAGTTAAACATGAACAAGAAAAAATAGTTGAATGGATTAATGAACATAGAGGGTGTAAATTATGAGTTGTCATGTACATGGACATTGTTGCGAGCATTCCTTACACGTATGTCCACATTGTGATAGGGTCTATTGTTCAAAATGCGGACGAGAGTGGAGCCCGAGTGGAGCCCAACTTGGGGTTATGTTTGGCCGCAGTGGAAGCCTACTTGGGTCTGGACTCCATACACTACGTGCGGGGATTCCTATACTATCTCGTCTGACGATAATGTGGCGATGTATAACAATGAGGGCACTGGGGGCTGTTGCCACAAATGAGAAAAGTTCCCCCGCCTCCTTTCCTAGATGCGCCTGGAGTCTGGTGTAAGCGGTTCTCTGCCTGTCGTTTTTCCTCCTTATACGACAGGTTAATGCCTTTGGGGGAAATGACATATCTGTCCATTGTGAGGCCAAGAGACCGAACCGGCGTTTTGGCCGTTGTACGAGAACAACGGCTTTTGGCTTATTAAGAAGATAGTAGGTGATGTATGACTCTAGAGACTCTGTACGAAGTCACTATTACTTCTACTACGGCAGGCGTAACAGATCTGCGTCTTTACACTCCTAGGTATGATCTGAGTTTGGTCTCTGTCAGTTCTGCTACGACTCAGACGATCGTATTACCTGATGCTTCTACTGCATACGATAAGGATTTGACTTTTGTTAAGTTAGGCAGTGGTAAAGTAGTTATCAGCGCTGGGTCTACTGACTGGATTGCCAATTCGGCTACAGGGGGTAGTATCTATAATGAAGAGGCGAGTGAGACTTACGCTACACTAACGTTGAAAGCCATTCCATCCGCGAGCAAGTGGTTAATCGTCGGCGCACACGGCACTTGGAGAATTTAGAGGTACAGTAATGTCAACTTTTCGATTCGGTACACCTTTTATCGGCACAACTCCGAATTATACAGTTTTTGAAGATGACGGAACCATGGTGATGTACGGAGACGCGGTAGTTTGGGACGATCTGCGTATTCCAGGTTTGGCCGTGAAACTGGGTGCCTCGGCTCCAGATCTAGAGTCGTTCTTGGGGAACTTGTGGCTGTATTCTTTTGATGGTGGAACTACGCAAGAGCAGGTGTTTTTTACTTGCCAACTTCCACACTCATACGAGGAAGGCACTGATATCAGTCCACATGTTCACTGGGCTCCGTCAACCGGTGCTACTGGAACAGTGATCTGGCATTTGGAATACAGTTGGGGGAATATCTACGGAGCCATGTCTTCCCCCGCATCTGTCTCAGTATCGCAGGCTGCTTCTGGCACTACTTGGACGCACCAGATGGCTGTACTGCCTGTTCTCAGCGGGACAGGAAAAACAATCAGTTCTATGTTGGTGTGTAGGTTATATAGAAATCCAGGTCAAACGGTGACGCTGCGTTTCTAGAGTTTGATTTTCATTTTAGAGCCAACTCTGTTGGAAGTAGGGCAACAGGAACAAAATAAGGAGCGATAATGTGATATGATTGTTGAGGAAAAGCTTCACGAGGAAGCGGTTTTACTGTTGGCGTCGCCTGGGTTCAGATGTCATAACGAGGAGGTCGCCGATATTTTTTTGCGCACTGGAAAAGCCTATAAAGTCGAGATAGGTGAACAAGTGCGTATTTGTATGGAACCCGAGCTTGTAGAAGAGTGTCTAAGGACTGTCCCAAAGCGTCACGAGTTCATCAAGCGCTATGGCGTGCCTGAACATTCATTTGGAGGAGGCGGTACCGCAACACTAATTTGGGAGAAGGGAGAGACCCGAGCCCCGACGACCGCTGATGTGGAGAACATCATGCGGATCGCCGAACGTCACAACATTCCATTTATGTTTAGGGGCGTAGGTCCTCAACACACTCCAACAGAGGATGTAACCCAGATAGCCATAATGCGAAAACACTACTCTGGCTACATCTATGTTTATGTTGGATCTATAGAAGGAATCAAGGCCGCACATCTCGAACACTCTCACGACCCGAGAATAGCTACTTGTCATTCTCACTTCTACAGCCCACTTAAACTCAATGATAACGGGCCAAACGTGCCTATTTTTATCGAGGCATGTAAACGGAATTTACCTTTGTTTTTAACTGTGATGCCAATCTCTTACTCTACCGGCCCTGCGAGTATCTATGGTTTGGCTTTGCAGGCTCACGCTGAGTGCCTTTGTGGTCTTGTTATGGGACAGATTTTGCAACCTGGAATTGTTACGATCCCTAGTGCTTTTCCACTTTTCGCTGACCCCATGATGAGCTATCGTATCTCCTTCGGTTCGCTCGATCATCAGAAAGTAAATCTACTCTGCGCCAAAGTCGGCAAGTATCTCGACTTGCCGACGAATAACGACGGTTGCAGTGCCGGACATTCTGAGGGCGACGATACAGCAGGGGATGTCTATCGTGCCTACAAAGTATGGAACGGTCAAAAATACTGGCACCAAGTGAGGCACTGTTTCGGCTTCTCTGAGGAACAGATGGTGTACTCCATTGAACAGATGAAGCGAGACATTTCTATGCTGAAGGTTGTACTGGAAGATGGAGATGTATACAACATCTGTGATTTTGAGTATGACCCAGAAGCCTACACTACAATTTGGGATGTGTGTTTCAACGGAACTGATAACTATATGTATCACCCACATACATTGAAGCACAGCAGACCGGTTAGGTAAGGAGTATGGGAAAAAAAGAGAGAATACTTCGGACATTGGCAGAAATTTTTAACAGGTACGGTATGGTTTCCTCGTGTGAATATACGGATCTACCCATAAGTAAGCCTGCTCGTACCACAATCAACAAATATTTTGGAAGTTGGAACAACGCTGTTGAAGCCGCCTGTGAGATGTGTGAGACTCCTCAAGAGGAGGAAGAGGAAAGCGGAACGGAATACAATGCTGAGGTAGAAAAGCTTCTCCGACAAGTTGAGGAGCTCACTCGGCACCTTCAATCTCCGAAACTCACAATTAAAGGCACGCGACATAAATTCGGCTACGTATCAGACAGCCATTTTGGTAGCCTCTATTCCGATTACGCTCTTTTGGAATACGCTTATGACGTTTTTCGTGAAGAAGGTATTTCTACTGTCTTCAATACTGGTGACTTGACTGATGGTATAAGAATGTTTAGAGGCCATGAATTTGAGTTGTCTCATCACGGAGCAGATGCACAAGTACGAGTAGTTGTGGAAAAGTATCCGTACAGAAAAAATATGAAGACATTATTTCTCTGCGGTAACCACGACAGGAGTCACTGGAAACACGGTGGTGTAGACGTAGGACAATTGATAGGTGACAAACGCGAGGATATGACCTATTTAGGTTATCAAGAGGCTAACATTGAGTTGGGAGAGGGCCGCTCCAAAGCAGTTGTGCGGCTTGTTCATCCAGAAGATGGAACTGCTTATGCTATAAGTTATAAACCCCAACAATATGTTAATGCGCTACCTCCAGGGACTAAACCGGACATCCTTTTGCTAGGTCATTATCACAAGGCCGAGTTTTTGCCCTACAGGGGAATACTTATTTATCAGGGCGGTACTACCCAACATCAGACTCCATTCATGCGAGGTCGTAAAATAGCAGCTATTATGGGGTTCTGGATTTTGGAAGTCACAGTTGCCCCTGATAGAATAGTGAAGGTTGTACAACAGTTTTTTCCTATTCGTACATAGTCTGGGTGCAAAAATACGGTTTTTTCTTTGCATTTTTCACAACAGACATTATACGTTAGTTAGAAACAACCAAGAACACTTTGTTCTTTTCATTCGGGCGTGATGCCTTAAAAACAACGGAGAGATTCCGAGTATGGCTGACGAGGGAAATAAGAAAGACGAAAAGGAACTGAAACTGAAACTGAAATTCGACGAAAATGGCAATGTAGCGTTAAATGAAAATGATTTTCCCATCTGGGTTAATCAAGACAATGAAGAAGTAGTCTTCGATGTTGCCAAACTTTACAATGACAAAACAAAGGCGAATGCAGAGAGTGCGAGTCGCCGCCACGAAATAGCCGAACTCAAACAAGAACTAACAACATTGAGGGATAAGTATAACGGGCTTGAGGACCCGGATGCTGCAAGAAAGGCTATGGAAACGCTACAGAACATGGAAGACAAACAGCTGATGGATACGGAAGGCGTGGAAAGCGTGAAGCGGCAGATGAGAGAAGCCTTCCAAGCTGACTTAGAAAAACAACGTAAAGAGTGGGAAGAGAAGCTTACGGGTACAAACAAAGATCTGGAGAAAAAGAGCAGACAAATTGAGACTCTCTTAATCAAAAACTCGTTTGATAGTTCTGACTACATTCGGAGTGAGACTCTGTTACATCCAGAAGTGGCCCATGAGTATTTCAAGAGATTTTTTGAGGTTAAGGAAATTAACGGCCAGCCAGTTGCTGTGGGTAAATTTCCTACAGGCGAAGAGATTATCTCTAAGCGCAACCCGGGCGAGCTGGCAACTACAGAGGAAGCAATCGAAATCCTTATCGAGAAGTCTCCACTCAAAGATAGTATCCTTAAAGGTAAAATGCAATCTGGATCTGGGGTTTTCAGTCCAGACAAACTCGTATCAGAACAAGAGGATGCGTTAGCGACGACTATGTATCCCACAATGAAAAATCAATAAGAGGTAAATTCTTCTATGGCTACTTTGCTGACTTCTACACAAATGACGTTGCTTGATCTTGCAAAACGTACTAAGGACCATGCTGTTCTAGCCATTGCCGAAGTACTGAACAAGGTCAACTCCATTATGGACGACGCCATTTGGATCAGAGCCAACGGGGAAACTCAGCATCTCACTTCTAAAAGGCTGAGCCTGCCCACTGGTTCTTGGCGTAAGATTAACGAGGGTGTAGACCCGGAACGGTCAACCACAGAACAGATCGTGGAAGGTATCGGTATGTTGGAAGCTTATTCCCGCGTTGATACCGCCCTGATCGACGTCGCCCCTGATAAGGCGGCCTTTCGTCTCACTGAAGACTTGGCGTTCGTTGAAGGTATGGCCCAAACCTTGGCTAATCAGATTGTCTACGGCACAACCGTAGGTTATCCTGAGAGGTTTGACGGGTTCTCTACTCGTTATGCTAACCTGACCACACTAGGTGTGAGTGCTGCTCATAACGTTCACAACTATGGGGCCACAGGTTCTACTCTGAACTCTATCTGGATCGTGCAGTGGGGTGCAAATACGGTCCACATGATCTACCCCAGAAACTCGGTTACTGTCGGTTTCACCATGAAGGACGATGGTGAGGTTGTTACCACAGCGCCTAATGGCGGGATCTACAAAGTCTACCAGACTCATTTCAAACAGTATGCGGGTCTGGTTGTGCGTGATGATCGCTGTGTCCAACGCGTGGCTAATATTCCTGCGACAGCGGCTAACCTTTCCAATTCTCTTATCGACGCTCTGCGTCAAATGCCTTATGACGGTGCGGGCGCTGTTATTTATGCTAACGCCACTGTTCTTGGACAGCTTGACAAGGAAGCCAAGGATAAGACTAATGTGAACTATATGCCGTCTGGTCCGTTCGGAATTCCAACCATGCACTTCCGTGGTGTGCCGGTTAAAAAGGTCGAGGCTCTTCTGACAACAGAATCTGCCCTCACCTAAATAGTAAAATAAATTGAAGTAGGGTCGTCTACGACGACCCTAAGAGGGAATTAAATATGGCTATCATGGACTATCGTGCCTTGCTGATGGATGGAAAGTCCATCGCGGGTGCTTCTGCTGCTACTGTTGTAGATTATACGGTTGACTTGGGTGCGGCCAATCCTGATATTGGTCGGGGTGAACCGATCTATCTCCATGCTCGGGTTGGGACTGCTGTGAGTGGTAATACCACTACTTGTACTTTCGCCTTGATCTTGGAACATTCTCACTCGAACACCGCCGCTAGTTTTGCTCAGCTTGTCAACATGAACCTGAATGGGGGCTCCAGTATGACTGGTAGCCTGTTGACTGCGGGTAAACTCATCTATAGTGCTCCGCTTCCACCTGCGTGCAGACGTTATGTGCGTTGTAAGGGGACAATTGGTGGGGCCACTATCGACGGCGGAACTCTCGATGCGTGGCTCGATATCGGGCCAATTCCGACTAAGATGGAGTAATTTCGTCTTAGATAACCCACATACGACGCCGGGAGGCGCACTTGGCGTCTTCCGGCGTTTTTTATATACATGCAGGGAGAATTAGACCATGGCTAAAATACCTGTCGAACTACCTAAAGGGGACAAACCTTTGAAACAAGACGATACTTTGAAACAAGACGATACTTTGAAGGCTACTAAACCTGAAACGCCTGAAAAGCCCGTACCTAAGATGGAGGCACCGGCCCCAAAAGCGCCTGCGCCTGCTACAGCACCGCCAGCGCCAAAAAAGTATATTTGTCGTGTGCGTTGCTGGACTCCTAAGTACGGGCTTTTTGAGGTTGGGGACGTCAGAGAGTTCGGCGCGGATGATGTCATTCCAAGCCATTTTGAACTTATCAAGTAATTTTTTAAACTACGTAAAGGAGCACTAGTTGAAAGTATCAGCATGTATGATGGTCAAAGACGAGGCCAAGAATATGCCGCATGTGCTAGAGTCCTTGGCCGACGTTGTTGACGAGATTATTGTCGTTGACACAGGATCAAGTGATAATACAGTTGAGATTGCTGAACTGTTTGGAGCTAAGGTGTATCACCATCCTTGGCAGCAAAATTTTTCTTTACATCGTAACCAGTCTCTTCAGTACGCTACAGGAGACTGGTGTTTAGTTATTGACGCTGACGAACGAGTAGTTAAGTCGCCGATGTATAAAAAATCCGGCTTCATTAAGTGGTTGACTGATGAAGTTGATGGGGCTGGGTTTAAGGCGTCGGCTGTCATGGTAAACGACTTTCAACAGGGTCGTTGTGCCATGAGTTGTAACTCTGCTCGGATGTTTAAAAAAGGCACCGTTAAGTATCAAAATATGATTCATAACCAGCCTAGGTTCGAAGGAGCGTGCGTTTTAAATCACTGGTTTTCTTTGAGTCATCATGGGTATGATCTCTCTCCAGAACAGATGAAGAAGAAGTTCTGGCGAACTAAGGGGCTGTTATATAAGGAGATGCGGGACAATCCTAGCAACTTTGATGTTCCGTTTTATCTGTGTCAGTTATATGGGCACCACGGCCATGTGGAAAAAAGCAAGGCTTGGGGAGAGAAGTATTTGGCTGCCAAAGACAGCATCCCCCCAGACCGTTTTAATACAACTATCTACTTCACCATGGTCAAATGTTACCAAGAGACAGGGGACCTAGACAAGGCCGCCGAGCTTCTGAGAGAGGCGATGGCCTCACGTCCAACAGACCCTGATTTAGCTAGTGCTATGAGCGACCAAGGGGCAATGACTCACAATAACGCTCTCATGGCCGAAGGTGCCAGACGATACATTGCCGGATTCAGAGACATGACCGAGAACCCTGCTAGGAAGGGGGGGCAGTTCTACTTCTCTATCAACGAGGAGATTTTGACCTTGAACCTCTACAGGCTGTCGATGGCGAGTTTAGAGGAAGGGATGAAGTGTTGGACTGCTGTCAAGAGTCGGATAGATACGCTGAGTCCTGACTTCAAAAGCGAACTTAAAATGAACTTAGGTGTGATTGGGTTACCCCATCTTTTGCAAGAAGTTCCGAGCCTAAGTGATGTTCAAGCGTACTCGGCACTGGACATTAGAGAGGTGGCGGTTTGATCATTGATGAAGACAAAAACTACGTAGTTGACTTTGAAAATAACCACGGAATATGTGGTTCGGTTGCGATGGCGAAAGAACGTTATGATGAAGATGATGTCCATGACCTCATGGACTCAGTTACTCGCGTCATAGAAGCATGGATGAAACGACGTGAATTTGTCTATAATCATATTGAGCACTATAAATTGTTATGTTGACATTCGCGGCAACAGGGATTGCTGGTTATGTATTCCCTCGTCACTTGCGCGCGATTGAGGAGTGTGAAGGGAAGTTAGTCGTCGGGTATGATCCGTTCGACTCTGTCGGATTCTTAGACGCTCACAGTATGGAGTGTGGGTTCTTTAAAGACTTTAAGTCGTTTTCTAAGGAATGTCTATATGTCCAGCCTGACTATTTTGTTATCTGTTCACCCAATCATGTTCATTTTGAACAGTGCCTTGCTGGACTACGCAACAGAGCAAACGTAATCTGTGAGAAACCTGTTGTATTGACTTATAACGATATCTGTCGTTTAAAAGACTGTGAAGCTGAAACCGGCAGAAAAGTCTTTACGATACTACAATCCAGACTAAAACCAGAATTAATCTCGCTTAGAGATCAAATTACATCTGGACATAAGGTGCATCTGTTGTACCATACTCCGAGAGGGAGATGGTATAACCAAACATGGAAGGCCGATGTGCGAAAATCTGGGGGACTAGAAACGAACATTGGTGTTCACATGTTCGATTTACTGTTATGGTTTTTTGGTGATGAGTTCAGACGAGTTAGGTTATCAACGCGAAAGCCTTATCGGGTGATTGGGGAATTTGAAACACCTAAGGCTCAAATTAGTTTTGATTTATCTGTAGAGCCTTTTAATAGCGTTAAGCGTGAGATCGTTATCGACGGAGAAAGGATAGACTTTACTGGGGGTTTTACGAATCTCCATACTGAGTCCTATAAACAAATCATGGCCGGTCAAGGTTTTACACTTGACGACGCTGCACCGAGTATTAAATTATGCGAGAGACTGCGGAGAATGTAAGAACTCCTCCGTTTATTGATCTAAAGAACGGATACCTAGGGGATTATGCTCACTTTGCGAAGTTTCACGCTGATGTGAGTTTGTTGGCTTTTGAGTGTGGAGAGTGTAAAACACCCGAGGGAACTCCTGAGCGTTGGGTACAACCTTGGGGGGACTCAGATGGTCCGGACGATGGAGGAGGAGTTTTCCACAGGTTTGTTGTGTGTCCATCGTGTGGATCATTCAAGTCAGTGAAGTTCCTGATGGTCTACCCTTGGGTGCCCAGACATAAGCAAAACTGGTTCTGGGACATGTCAACATACTCGAAACGTTATGAAAAAAAATGATAACTCAGTAGAACTTTTAAAGGGGGACCTCAAAAACATGGCTAGGAGTTGGAGGAACTCGCGTGAATCCTTTTTGCGCGAGGGCGAGGACAACTCCATAGAGAGCAACGATTTTGAGGCCGAACTGGACGAGTTCGAGTATTTTTTACTTGCACTCAAGTCCTCAGAGCAAATATCGCACGACGACTACTGTCTCATCTGGAGTGATATTAGAGAGGAGTGGGAGATTTTTGAGGCTAAAGCTAGGGAGTATGCCCTACGTGAGCCTGTTGAGCCTATACCCGACGACGACGACATTAAGTCGCTACTTAAGCGGCTTATTGATCAACAACAAGATATAATTGAATTATTAAAAAAAGTTAAAGGATAGAGGTCAATCTATGCCAGAACAGATTAAAATCTATATTACAGACGTGAATGGGATTACGGGTGAACTTGCAATTGACGATTCCCTGCTAGGTAATATCGACCAAGAGTTAGCAGATGATATTGCTAGCGCTGTGAGTTGGGCAGTTTATGGTATGATCGGTAATCGCAAACTTAGAGAAGCTGTTAGACGAATAGAACAGGACGGGTTTTTGCAGACTAGGGGGCTCGATGGGTAATATCTTTATAAGTCGTCACGCGTTGGTAGAACCTGGGTGCGTCATCGGTGATAATTCTTCTGTGTGGCACTTTAGCCATATTCAAGAGGGCGCACGCATCGGTAAAAACTGTATGATCGGTAGCTATTGTCAAGTGGCAACTGGGGCCATAATCGGTAACAATGTGCGTATACAAAACGGCGTATACGTTTACAGTGGTGTGATTATTGAGGATGATGTTTTTATCGCTCCGCACGCCACGTTTACAAATGTAAAACGTCCGCGTACATATCGTAGAGGCAGATTTGAACAGACACTGATTAGACGTGGAGCCGCGATTGGAGCTAATGCTACTATAATTTGTGGTGTGACAATCGGGGAGAATGCTTTTGTTGGAGCTGGAAGCGTTGTTACCCGAGATGTCCCTGACAATATGACGGCGTGGGGAGTACCGGCTAGGATCGTGTCCTACCAGTGGATTAAGCGAGACCTATCCAATATGGGGAACCAAGATGGCTAAATTAACTTCTAAGGGACGTAAGCATATTAAGTCGTCGAATTTTGCTATACCTTCTAAACGTAAGTACCCTATCCATGATAAGGCCCACGCGAGAAACGCCCTTGCACGTGTCTCACAATACGGGACACCTGAGGAGAAGAAGAAAGTCAGGGCCGCTGTTTATCGTAAATATCCGAGCATGAAGAAGACTAAGTAGTATGGCTACGAAGAGTAAACAAAAACGGAAGAAGAAGGCAAAAGGCGGCGTGAAGAAGCCTAAGCGCCAACGCTTGTCAAAGGTTCGTGGCGACGCTCGCAATCCGAAAGAGCGGCGTTCGGGTATGAGAGGGTATTAGAGTGACTATAATCGTAGAAGACGGCACTTCTCTAAGTTCAGCTAACAGTTACCTGTCGTTGGCTAGTGCAAACTCGTATTTTGTTGAGATGGGTATTATAACTTGGACTGGATCAAACGATTCTCTAGAGTCGTGCCTTATCCGAGCTACTCGTTATATGGAGACTCTTCCTTGGCGAGGTATCAAGGCGGACTCGACACAGTCTTTAGAATGGCCGCGTCGCAACGTCATTGATAGAAACCAGTACTATGTCTCCGCTACAGTCGTGCCGGTGGCTATTAGGCAAGCACAGGCCGAACTCGCTTTGCGCTATCTTACTGGTGGCGATCCTGCGCCGGACTTATCCGAGATGGGAAATATCGTACGAGAAAAGGTAGACGTAATCGAGATTGAGTATGATCGCGGTGGCAAACGCGATGTTCCAGAATATACGTATATTGATAGGTTGCTTAAACCCTATCTTAAATCGGCCTTTATGGTTGAACTAGTGAGGGCGTAGCCATGCCATTAAAAAAGGGGAGTAGTAAAAAAACTGTTTCGTCCAATATCAAGAAGTTGGTAAACGAAGGTTATCCGCCTAAACAGGCAGTGGCAATCGCTATGTCTCAGGCCAAGAAAAAGAAGAAAAAGAAAAAGAAATCGTAAAGGAGTTCATGTGGTTGATATAATCGAAGGGACAGACACTGAACAGGAACAGCTAGAAGGCAGTTATTATGAATGGCTGATGGCCCACGATATTTATACTTGGTTAAGGCCGCTACTGGATAGTGGCGGTTGGATTGTCCAAGATAACGGAAAACTTAAGGCCAGACAGAAACAATTTGCGATAGAAACCCCGTGGGTTCATAACGGACATGCGGGTATAGATTGTTTTACATGGACAAATATTTTGTTCAACATAATCTCAATGAACATGGGTAAGTATTTTAAGGGCGGGAAGCCCTTCGTTCCCTCTGGGTGCCAGAACTGTTATAAGGTAGTAGTGCGTCCCAAAACGTTAGTTCAACTCTTTGCTTTGGACGATCTACAGAAGCGACTTGGACGGCCCTCGAAATGTGGTATAGAAGTACGTTCAACTGTACACGGATTGTATGGTGGATACTTTTATAACAGAGGACTTGAAAACGGAGAAGAGTGCTACATCGCTGTACGTGAGGCTGTTAACAACGATCCTTTTCTCGGCGAAGATGTAAGTGTAATTCTTAAACGCGGCTGTACCGAGATGGAACATGCTGTGGGTCCAAGTGACGAGTGGAAGATAACACCTGCTCAAGAAACTATCGAGCGACTAGTAGAAGAATGGGTCGTGAGTGATACACGTGAAGTGGAACAGCCAGACCCGTTAATTTGGCACATTAAGCGTAGGTGGATTGAATTCGCCTATATGAATGGAGATGTAACCTATTTGAAGTTCACACGTGGGGAACCTTTGTATCCTCCGTATGTAACATTTCATGACGAACTGGGAGAAAAAGTAAATGGGTAAGAGTGTACATAATGATGTTTTAGATGGCGCTTGGGCCATCATCAAGAGCGCGACTTCTGGGCAAATTACTGTTTGCTCTACTGAGCCCACTACTCGCTCACATGCGATTACTTCGTACGCTCTAGCGGCTACTGCTTTTACTTCCGCCAATTTCACTGGGCCTACCAGTGGCTCTTCTGGTGGAAGAAAGTTAACCGTTAATGCGTTCAACTCTGTGAGTGTTGATAGCTCTGGGAGTGCTCAGCACGTTGCTCTTGTGGATGGCACTCGACTGCTTTACGTGACAACTTGTACTACTCAGTCTCTAACATCTGGCAATAAGGTGAATATTCCTTCTTGGAAGATGGAGATTGGTGATCCTACATAACTCTTAGTCGAGTTGGACGGGTGGGTGGGAAATTTTTAGGGGGCTTTTATGGATGAAGTAAAAGAATGTCAAGACTTGGGTAAACTCCATGAATGGCGTTACAATGACATTTTGAAGATGGATGTGTGTAAGGTCTGTAAAAAACGCCAAGCTGTTATCATGGTGAAGGATACGTCACATACTCAAAATCTGAAATTTAAGTAGGTTTAGTTATGTGGTACGCAGTTTATGAAAAGGCTACTGGTAGGTTAGTCAGTACTGGTACTGTCCTTGGTTCTCTGCCAGAAGGTTTGGCATATAAAGAATATGCTGATAATCAATTAGAGCTAGATTACATGTGGGACGAGGCGATGATGGACTTTGTACCAAAGCCAGACCCAAGTGAGCCTGTTGTAGACCAGAACTTGGTAGATGCTGAGGTATTGATTTCTAAAGAAACTTGGACTAGTACGGAGATAAATAAGGCTCTGACGCTACTTCTGAAGCGGGCATATGAGGTAAGTTAGATGCCAGCATTTCCACACCACTTTGATAGTTCGGGACTGTATGCTTATCCTGCTGCTGTGGCTGGCACATCAAAGCGAGAGCTGACTGTAACTGCTGGTGGGTCTGTACACACTAAAGGTTCTTGGGTTGAGGTTTGCTCCGCTTTAGATGTAAACTGTTGCGGTGTTTTAGTACATAGTGCAACTTGGCAGGAACGCGTCTTATGGGATTTGGGTATTGGCGCATCAGGCAACGAACAAGTAATTTTGGCTAATGCTGGTGGACAAGCTAATCAGGATTTATATCGCCCTAACATACATTTTTATCCCATAGCAATTCCTAAAGGTGCTCGAGTAGCTGTCAGGTCGCAAGCTAATTCTGCCAGCTCTGACAGCTTTTGGACTTTTTATTTTATACCTGCAAATTTTGGTTTTAGTGGTTTTGGCAGAGCGGCCACTGCTGGAGCAGACACAAGTAATTCTAGTGGACAACTGGTCAATCCGGGTACGACTGCAAATACTAAAGGTGCCTATACAGAGATAACGAGCAGTCTAGAAATGGACTGTAAATGGATAAATTTATTCTTGGCCCGTCTAGTGGGTGGTACTGAAGACGATAATAGCTGGCTAGTGGATATTGCGATAGGCGCGGCTGGAAATGAAGAGATTATACTACCTGATTTGTATATGTTTCTGAATAGATTCGGTAACAGTTATTACTATAATCGTCACTGGGGGCCGCGTGTTTTTGAGATGCCATTCTCTATTCCAGTTGGAACTAGAATTGCGGCCAGAGCTCAAAGTACAACGATTGTGACTGATACTAGAAATATCTATGTTCATATGCTGGCGTATGGATAGGGAGTTAAGATGGCTTGGTATGCGGTCTATGAAAAAGCGACTGGTAAATTAGTAAGCACAGGCACCGTTTTGGGGAAACTGTCTCCAGATTTAGATTATAAAGAATATCAGTCGAATCCAAAGAGTGGAACCAATAAAATATGGGACCCTAGTATCTTGGCATTTGTTGATAGAAATGAACCTTCAAATCCTGATTTAGCTGAAGCCTTGTCACTTATAAGTGGCGGCAATTTGACTAGTGCAAAACGGGATAGAGTTTTACTATTAATCTTAAAGAAACTTTATCGGGAGAGAAGCTAATGCCGATTTTCCCATACCATTACGATGTATCTAAGCTCTATCTCTATCCGTATGCAACCCCAGCCACTAGTCCGTTTAGACTTTTTACGCCTCAGTCGGATTCAACTACAGAGCATACAAAAGGCGACTGGCAAGAAATTTGTGCTGCGTTAGATATGGATATGTCTGGTTTTTGTATGTTTTTAAAGGAAGCCGATGCTAGACAGATGTGGGACCTTGGTATAGGTGCGAGTGGTAATGAGACAGTCGTTCTAGCAAATGGAGGAGGGAGTATTGAAGACCAAGGGAATGTATCTAATGCTTTCTATGTGCCTCTAGCGCTAGGTGCAGGGACTAGATTAGCTATGAGGACTCAATCAAACGCTACTGCCAATTCCCTTAATGGTTTCATAACTTGTTTTCCTAGTAGCTTTGACTTTCCTGGGTTCCACAGGACTGAAACAATAGGTGCCGATACTTCGGTGAGTCGTGGACAAGAAGTAGACCCTGGAGCCACTCCCAATACAAAAGGTGCATGGGTCGAATTATCTAGTAGCACTTCCTTTAGTGCTAAATGGGTAATTGTTTGGTACACCTATCCGATTGGTGGGGCTATCGCTAGTGCTATAGGTTTACTTGATATTGGTATAGGAGCAGCAGGTAATGAGGAGGTTATACTACCTGATTATACCTTCTTCCATACTGAAGTGTACGATATCAGGGGTCCTAGAGTTATCAGCTTGCCGCTTTCTATTCCAGCAGGTTCTAGAGTCGCAGTTAGAATCCAGTCAGAGGAGACAGATTCAGGTAATAGACTGGACAATTTTCATATGACCCTTTTTGGGTAAGGTGATTCAATCATGGCTACACTTTTAGCGACAGGTACTCAAACTGCTGTTATTGATACAGAACATTCATTGGCAACTGTGTCTACAAGTTCTGTTGTGATGTTGTATGTGGATACAGCTAATCTCTCTACAGGGGATGTTTTAGTTCTGAGGGTTAAAACCTTGGTATTAAATGGAGGGACCACTCGTCTCTGTCAGGAAGCTGTTTATGCAAATCCACAAGCTATACCGATAAAATATAGTGACCCACTTATCACTGACCAAGAAGCTGTTTTTACTTTAGAGCAGACAGATGGCACTGGCCGAGCCTTTCCGTGGAAAGTAGTTAGCCCATAGATAAATGAGAAAGCTCGTTGTACTATCAAGAGCCTCTGTAGCTTTGATTGTTGCAGATGGCTCTCATTTTTTTAGCTCAAGTTCTCCGGCTATCGGTCAGAGACATGTTCTATCTGACTTTATTGAGCTAGAGATGCTAGACCATATCTTGGGAATTGGGTCGTATTCTCCACCCAGTACCGTTTATTTAGCATTATCGCAGGCAGACCCTACCGATGATGCAAGTGGGCTCTCTGAACCTTCCAATGGAGCTTATGGCAGAAAGGCTATTACATTCTCTACAGCTTCCACACGAACAATCACTCAAAGTGGCTCAGTAGTGTTTAATACTTCCACAGCCTCTTGGGGAACTGTTACTCATTGGGCTCTGATGGATACACTTACTGGTGGGAATATGATGGCCTGTGGGCAGTTTTCCTCTGCAACTTATGTTGACACAGGTACTACATTGAGTGTAGATACCGAGCAAATATCTGTAACTGTATTACAAGGAGGTTTTTTTACTCTATATGCTAATAATATACTTGACTGGCTTTTTAGAGGTCAAAGTCTTACACAGCCATCGGGTATCTATTTGGCGTTAAGTACATCACTCCCTGATGATGATGGTAATGTGACCGAACCCACTGAGGGTGGATATACTAGAATCCAACACGATTCTTGGAATACTGCTGCTCTAGGGTCGTGTACAAATTCTGGGGCTATTTTTTCTGTGATGGCTACAGCTTCTTGGGGGACAGTTGTCGCACTAGCAATTTATGATTCTCCAACAGGTGGAACAGAAATGTTTTACAGTTCTATAACGCCTACTTTTTTTGAGGCCGATAGTTTTTTGGGTATTCTCAACAGCAATTACAAGGTTGTATCTAACTAATGTTAAGAAGTAGCCTACTCTTATCTGCCAAGTCTAGCCTGGTTATTAGTCATGCGCTACATTCACATACGGCTGAAAGCGCGGTTATAACTGAGTATACTGGACATTATGTTTCGGCCACATCAATTTTTGATACAGTGGCCCCATCCCCTGTCTTAACGCAACAACCTTCTGTATCTATTACCACCGATAATACACTACATAGTCATGTCGCTGATTCTCTCACTCTTGTAGTGATTATCCCTCTTACTGTTGCTAATACATCGCACAATCACACTTCTGATTCGCCTACTTTTGTAGTGATATATTTGCTAACAGTTAATGGTACTCAACACACCCATGCTGCTGACAATATTGACCTAATAGAGAAGATTGGACTGACCATTGCTAATTGCATTCATTATACAACCAGTCAGTCTCCAACACTTTCAACAGCAACTTTTCTAACAGTTTCTTCTTCAGACCATTCACACGTATCAGAATCATTAAGTCTTACCCAGAAGCATTATTTAACAACCTCTCCTGCTGTACACTCCCACACATCAGAGAAACTTTCCCTCTCTGTACTCCATGTTCTGAATATAGCTAGTACCTTACATCAGCATACTGTTGATAGTGCTATATTGACCCAAGGACATCTACTCAGTATTAGCAATGCGCTACATGGGCATATATGTCAAAGTGTACAGCTTTTACAAGTACATAATTTATTAGTTAATAATACTCTACACAACCAAATAGCAGACAACATAGTTCTTATTCAGCAGCATCAGTTGAGTACTGAGAATTGTATTCATCTTCACTTAGCTCAACCAATATCATTAGCACAGACCCATATTCTTAGTATATCTGTCTGTATCCATTCGCATACAGTAGCAAGTATTACTCTCGCACAAGAGCATAATTTAAATGTTGGGGATACTCTTCACCAACATTTAGGCGATAATATTACTCTTTCTCAGGTACATTTTTTATCTGTAGACGATTCAGCACATCTACATTCAGTCAGTAGCGTAGACTTAACTCGTAAAATACAAGCCGTATGGCTTTGCGGCACTATTGGATACGACTTGCGTACAGCCGTTGGCTTTGATGGATTGCCTGCGCACGGCTCAATGAATCCATACGGCTCCAATGACTACTTCCTTAGCACTTTATGTGCCACAGACGGCACAGTTAAGCGTCTCTCTGTATATCTACCTATCGCTCCGGGTGGTGTCGCCACTCGTACATTTACCTTTAGAATAAACGAAGTCTCTACAGACCTATCAGTTTCCTTTGGCCCAACTGAAAGTGGATTTAAAACCATCACTACCGATGTGGCGATTTCGGCTGGACAAAGAGTTTCAGTCATTGGAGTTGTATCGGGTGGAACGGCTGTCGCTTCTGTTGTTCATTATGGGATAGTCTTTGAATCTAGCAATAGCGAATTCCCGATGATGGGGGGTAGTCGTCTATATGGGCTAGACGGAGTAAATACTTATTATTATTCTTTAGCTGGATTGGGTGGTTATTATACTAACGGTCAGGAATTGGTTGTACCTCCTGGCTTTTCGGGTAAAGTAGTTGCGTTAAGTTTTAATCTTGAGATAGCTCCTGGGGCGGGTGAATCGAGAACAATTAGTCTAGAGAAAAACTATGTAACTGAAACTGCTCTCCAAGTTTCCTATTCCGATTCTGAGAATGGCACAAAAACCACGACAGGCGAAGTGCCTATAACAGAAGGCGACATTCTTCGCCTAATTTGTGTTCCTAGTGGTGCTGCTACTACTTCTAGATGCCAATGGGGTATCTCTGTACGTTCAAATTCTGGCGATGTCATTGTCTGTAGCATAAACGGACTAACCAACGCTTCAAGTACAGCATTTCGTCCACTCCAAGCTGGTTCATTTTACAACTACTGGCACACAACTGAGACTAAAATTCTTGCTGTGATGCCTGCTGATATCACAGCAAAGTCTTTGGGGGCTTATTTAAGTTATGTTCCAGGTGTAGGTAAGGGATATACATTTTCTCTGCGGGATGATGGACAAGACAGTTCTTTATCTGTAGAAGTAGCAGATACCGAGACTTCAGATACAGTAACTCAAGACACTCCAATTGCCTTTAAAAGTCTAGTAAATATAGCATCAGTTCCAGCTAATGGTCCTACTTCTGCCTATCCAGCTTTTAGTGTACGTTTAGAAGTCAATGCTTTACCTATAGCCGTAGCAGACGCTAAACATTCTCACACAGCAGAATCTCCTACACTAACACAGGAACATAATTTAGCTGTTTCTGGTTGTTCTCACATACATACAGCAGAGCCTATCTCGCTCACAGTTATTTTCGTACTTGTTATCGATGGTGCTACGCACGTACATAGTGCAGCGAATATACAGCTCACCTTACAAGGTTCGCTATCTGATACAATCGAACTTGAACTTTTAGACCATATTCTCAAGGTCGAATCCTATACTCCCCCCTCAACTGTTTATCTTGCGCTTTCTTTGGCTGACCCAGGAGAGCCTGGAAGCGGTCTAAGCGAACCATCAGGTGGTAATTATGCCAGAGAAGTAATAAGTTTCTCGACAGCTTCAGCTAGAGTGATTTCTCAAAGTGCTACGATAGCGTTTACTCAGGCTACGGGTAATCTTGGAACTATTACTCACTGGGCAATCATGGACACCCTAACTGGTGGAACTGTTATGGCGTATGGCCCATTCTCTGCGGCGACCTACGTTCTTACAGGGACTATACCGAATGTTGGAACTGGGGAAGTCGCTATATCAGTTGAGTCTGGAGGATTCTTTACTGCATACGCTAATGATGTTTTAGACTGGCTTTTTAGGGGACAAGCATTAGCACAACCAGGAGATATTTATTTAGCTGCTAGCACGACAGAACCAAATGATACTGGTAATGTAACAGAGCCAAATGGCGGAGGATATAGTAGAGTCACTCATAATACTTGGAGAACAGCTACGTTAGCCTCTAGCTCTAATAGTGGAACGATTTCATTCTCAGTAGCTACAGCTTCTTGGGGGACGATTGTGGCTTTGGTTGGATATTCTGGGGCAACTCCTATGTTCTATAGTTCAATTAACAATGTTATTGTGTCTGCTGGCAATGCTATAGCTATAGCAGACGGTAGTTATGTTGTAGATTCAGATTAGGTGATGAGATGCTAACTCTAACTATGTTGTTCTCTGATGCTTGGGCAGTATTAAGACAGAGTGTGAATCCGGTAGAATGTCAACATATTATAGATTTTTGGGATGGAGTGACATTACAATATCCAAATATTACTTTCCAACAAGCAATCAATAACATCCCAGAGTTCTATCAAGGAGAGAAAGTAAATAACAGATGGTCGGCTTGGGTAATAGTTGTATTTCATGAACAATTGGAAGACCCTGTAAAACGGGCTTTTGCAGAACGTATAGATAGTGTAATTGTTTTAGCTAGGATATTTCTACGTTTAAGAGACAGCTTGAGTAGTGCTGAAAAAACTTATTTGCGTAACAGATTTGAGCCTTATCTACCTAGAATTAAGCAGGAGATTATTGACGGTATAGTCTAATGACTGAAACAAATTGGACTTTTCCAGGCACAGCAGCGAATGTTGACCAGACTCCGGGCGACCCTTGGAGTAATTACAACAACGCTAAAGCTGACGACGGTAACTATACTTCTTCGAGTATACAGAAGGAAGGTCCGACAGATATTCTACGTCTCACTAACTTCGGCTTTAGTCTTGCCTCTGGGACGACAATAAACGGTATTGAAGTTAGGATTGAACGCTACGGCGATAATTCAGATATCACAGACTATTCAGTCTACCTGCGAAAAAGTACTGGCACTGTTGGTGATGATTACGCTTCTGGTAGCTCTTGGCCTGGAACTGCTACAGCGGTTGACTATGGTGGGGCCAGCGACCTTTGGAATGCCTCTTGGAGTGCTTCTGAAGTTAACGACTCTAGTTTCGGTGTCGAAATTAGGGCATATAACAATTCCACTACAGATTTACGCTTTGCCTATATTGATTATGTCCAAATAAAAATCCATTACACAATTCAGTTATCTGTCGATGATGCTTCGCATTCGCATACAGTAGAAGTATGTGAGATTACTCCCTTTCTATGGGTATCGGCCTCTTCGTCTTTTGATACTCGTGCTTCACTCCCTGATTTAGTTGAACAGGCTTTCGTTGAGGCTGTCGCTGATGATTGTCTCCATAGCCACACTTCTGAGAGCCTAACTCTTACACAAACCCATTTCCTCACTGCTAATGACGCACTCCACGCCCACACAGCCGAGAGCGTCAGCCTCACTGAGATTAAAAGCCTTGTTGTTGGCTCTTGTCTGCATAATCATACAGCGGAGAATATCGACCTTACTCAGTTACACTATTTAGTTGTAGCTAATACCTCTCATACTCATACTGCTGAGAATGTTACCTTAGTTCAAACTCACAGCCTGACTGTCCAAAATTGTAGTCACGCCCACACAGTAGAATCACTCATACTCACTCAGCAACATATTTTAATCGTAGATTCTACTTTCCATTCTCATACGGCTGGGAGTGTTAGCCTCTTTCAACTACATTATTTAGTTGTTTCCGATACCTATCACAATCATACAGCCGAAAGTATCACACTCAGTCAGGCGCACCTTTTAATAGTTCAGAATTGTAGTCACGCCCACACAGTAGATTCTGTAACTCTTGCTCAACAGCATATTCTAACTGTTAGTCCTGCGCTTCATTCACATACAGCAGAGAGTATCAGTCTTTCTCAAGAGCACAATTTAACAGTAAGTAACACTCTACATAGCCATACAGCCGATAATGTAGGAATCTCAACTGCCACGTTCTTGGTTGTAGGTAATGCTCTACATCAGCATACTGCTGAGAATGTAAACCTTACCCAAACTCATACTCTTACTGTAGCCCATGCTGCTCATGCACATACTGCTGAATCTGTTGCGTTACTCCAGACACATATTCTGACAGTAGAGGACACGTTCCATTCTCATACAGCGACAAGTCCTTCACTAACGCAGTTACATTACTTAGTTGTAGCTAATACGTCACATTCTCATACTGCGGAGAATGTAGATTTAACTTCTATAGTTGTTTTAGTCGTTGCGAATTCTATACATGCTCATACAGCTACAAGTCCAACATTAGTCTTTATTAGTGGGGGGTTGACAGACTATGCGGAGCTGAAGGTACTAAACCATATCCTGAAGGTAGAGGTGTATTCACCACCCGGTACTGTTTATCTAGCTTTATCGAGCGCCGACCCCACTGATGATGCCAGTGGCTTCTCGGAGCCTGTTGGGGGTGGCTACTCTCGTCAGGTTATAGCTTTTGGTTCTGCCTCTGCACGTTCCATAGCCCAAAGTGCTACAATCTCTTTTGGACAGGCCACAGCTAGTTGGGGGACAGTCACCCATTGGACAATTATGAATGCCTCAACAGGGGGAACTGCTTTAGCGCATGGCAGACTTGATTCTGCGAGTTATGTTGCAGTAGGAGAAGTGCCACGTCTTGGCATTGGCGAAGCACAAATATCAGTCATTGCGGGAGGATTTTTTACTCAATATGTTAATAGTGTTTTAGACTGGCTGTTCAGAAATCAAACGCTAAATGTACCAGATAATATTTACATAGCGGCTAGCACTACTGTACCTGACGATACTGGAAATGTGACAGAGCCGTCGGGTGGAAGTTATGCTCGTGCCCAGCACAATTCGTGGGCCACTGCTGCTGGTGGAGCAAGCTACAATGTTGGGACAATCGAATTTGCTGCTTCCACTGCTTCTTGGGGAACTGTGGTTGGTTTGGCGGGTTACACTGCTTCTTCGGGTGGAACTGCCATATTCTATGGACTTGTAGTAGACACAAATGTGCCTGCTGATTCTAATGTCAGGTTGCCAGAAGGTAACTATGACATCTATGTGGATTAAATGTCTGTAACTGATTGGAAATCTCCGTCATCTGTTGATACCGAATCTATACCCTCTGGTACAGATTGGACTAGTCCGACTAACGCAACGACTAGTAATGATGCGGATGCCAGTTCTGTAATTTCTAAGAATAAGACTTCTTATTGGTTGCGTTGTACTGGATTCGGTTTTACAGAGACAGACATACCCTCTGGGTCTACGATTGATGGGATTGAGGTTGATGTAGAGTGCGCCGCATCTGTAACCAACCAAATCTCTGATTACGATTTCCGACTGTGCGATTCTACAGGTAGAGTAGGTAATAACGGCTCCATAGCAGGGACATGGCCTACTGGAGATACATATCGTACGCACGGCAGCAGCACCGACACTTGGGGGGCTGGTCTTGATGAAACTGACATTCTAGCCTCTACATTCGGCGTACATCTAGCGGCCCAAGCTGGAAGCGGTGGAGGCACGGCCTATGTAGACCATGTTCGGATTCGAGTTTATTATACAGCTGGTGCGACTCAGTTAGTTGCCGAGGGTGGTTCTCATAGCCATACTGCTGAGAATCCAACTCTAACACAGCTACATAACTTGACTGCTGCTAACGCTGCCCATTCCCAAACCAGCGAAAATCTTGATTTAACGCAGACTCATAATTTAGTAGTTAATCCCAGTTCACATACGCATACTGCTACGAGTCCATCTGTCACCGCTGTAGTGCTGCTTATTATCGCTGCGTGTATCCATATACATTCCGCCACTACAGTAAATCTAACGCAGACTCATATCCTCTCTGTCTTTAATGGCATACACAGCCTTACATCGGAGAAGCCAGACCTCCTACAGCAGCATAATCTAGCTGTAGCTAGTGGGCAACATCAGCATACTGCTGAGAATCCTGCTGTCGAAGAGGTAGTTTCAACTCCGTTGACAGTACAAGGTGCTTCACATTCACATTCCACATCTGAAATTAGTTTAAGCCAAGTACACAATCTTTCCGCGAATAATAGCGCACATGGGCATAGCTCCACATCTCCTGCTGTAGAGGAAATCTCTGGGGTAATTACTCTTAGTACATCCTCTCTATTTGATTCTTACGCGTCTGCCCCGACGCTTATTCATAAACAATACCTATCTGTTTCAGATTGCTTCCACGCCCATACTGCTGAGTCGATTAGTCTTACCCAAGAGCACAACTTAGTTGTTTCCGACTGTCTCCATTCCCATACAGCAGAATCAATAGCACTGACACAGCTTCACGGCTTAATTGTTGAGAATTGCCTCCATTCTCATACTGCTGAGAGTATTGCTCTTATTCAAACTCATATACTCTCAGTAGATTCTGCGTGGCATAATCATACAGCTACATCGGTTTCTCTCTCGCAGGAACATAATTTAGTTGTAGCAAATACTTTCCACGCTCATTCCGCTGAAAATGTCGTACTGTTAACAACTGGAACTCTAACTGTTTCCCCTTGTTTACATGCCCATACTGCTACATCGCCAACACTAAGCCAACTGCATATTCTAGCAGTCTCTAATTGTTTTCACGTCCATTCGGCTGATAATGTTTATCTATCCGTCTGGCTACAAGTTAATTCAGCC